ACAAACGGATTGGAGGCAAGCCGCTCTTCCCTTGAGGCATACGGAAACGTTGCCGCTGGTCTCAACTTGACCATGACGGAGATGGGGGAAGCGGTTGGGGATGCAGCGGCGCGCAACTTCAGCAAATTAAACGAAACTCAGTTGAAGGCGAAGGAGAGCGGAGACAAGGTTATCTTTACCTATCATGGGGTAAAGACGGAGGTTGCCAATACAAGCAAGGCGATTGCCGAGTTCATTAAGAACATGGGCAATACCGAGTTTGCCGGGAAGATGGCGGACCAAGCCAACGGAGTAAAGGGTGCATTTGAGGAAATGCAGGAAGCTTGGTTGAAGTTCTCCAGGCAGATTGGCGAAGGTGGGGTTGACCAAGGGTTGCAGAGTTTCCAGCGTTCAATGGCTGAGGCTCTGAAGATAGGGGCGGAATTAGCGAACCTTCTTGGCAACTGGCTTGGGGCTGAACTTGCCGGATTTGGCAATTTCATTGTCACAACGGTAAGGGAAGTGAATGCTCTTATCCAAGCGTTCAAAGACCTTGGCAGTGCCATCATGAGCATCCCCATTATTGGTCGGGCTATATCTGGAGCCAAAAGCATTTTAGAAACATACGCCCCAAATCTCATGGTGCCGCAAGATTTGGAAAGCAAGCCTGAGGACCCTGGAAAGCCCGTTCCGGGAAGGACCGCATTCGGAACAGATACAGAGACTTCGGAACGAACTAGAGGCGGGAAGAGCGAGGCCGAACGTCAACAAGAGAGCTTTGAAAAGCAGTTCTCCGCCAATGAGAGGATGATTAAAACCCTCGGGATGATGAATGACGGTTACGACCAAGGGCGAATCGTTGTCGCATCCCTGAGAAACGAGATACAGGACACGGCGGACAAGACGCAGCTTCTTTCAAGCGTCGGAGAGAAGAATGTTGAAGCCATCATGGATCAGAAAGCCGCCATGCAAGGACTCAAGGAGTCTCTTGCATACAAGGGTGAGGTTCTCGATCAGCAAGAAGCCATCATGCAAACCGTTCAGTTGGCGGAGGCGCAGAAGAACGGATCGGGGGCGGTTAAGGACGCACAAGCCAGCATTGAGGCTTACAACACTGCGGTTCAGTTTGGTGTGGTTGGCTCAAAGGATTTGGTGGCACAGCTTGAGGAGCTTGCTCGGGCCGCTATTACGGCAAATGACAATCTGAAATTCGAACAAAGCATGGCAGGCTTTGACAGGCAGATTGAGTCAGCCGCCAAGATGGCAACGGCTTTCCGGGAGGGTGGCCCCGCCATTCGGGAAGCGGCATTCGAGCAAGCCGTTTACGCCCAAGCTGTGGCTGATGGTGTTGAGGAGGATGAGGACCAAGTTAACGCCATTCGGGAGAAAATGCAGGCTCTTAGGGATTTGCAAGACGTTCAGCGTTCAGACGAGCGGGCAATGAATGTCGGGCTCGACATTGAACAGATGCAGCGGGAGCTTGCCGTTTCGCGGTTGACCGGAGAAGCCCGGTTCATTGAAGCTGCCCGTGTCGATATGCTGATGCAGAAGAAGAGAGAGCTTAAGGACGTTACAGCCGAGTTGACAGCCGAAGAGCTTGCACAGGCCGATGCCTTGGGACGGGTTCAGTATCAGTCTCAAAGTGCGGGAAATGCCCTTCTCGATCTTGCAGAGCGATACGGAGACGTTAACAAGCAGATGGAGAACGTTGCCTTGGGCGGGGCTCTCGCCCTTGAAGACAGCTTGGTTGATATCGTCACGGGAGCCAAAACAGCCCGTGAAGCCTTCGCTGACTTTGCCCGAACCGTTGCCGAACAGATGATGAGGGCGGCAATCCAGATGGCGATTATCCGCCCCCTTCTGATGGGCTTGGGTGGCATGTTTGCCGGGGGTGGCGTTATGACAAGCTCAGGCCCCATGTCCCTCCCCACGTACGCCAAAGGCGGCGTTATGTCTCCGCTTGGAGATGTGCCGCTTAGAACCTATTCCACGGGTGGCATTGCGAACTCGCCTCAAATGGCTGTGTTCGGTGAGGGAAAGATGCCAGAGGCTTATGTGCCGCTTCCCGATGGAAGACGAATCCCTGTGAAGATGGAAGGTGGCGGAGGGGGAGGCGGGAACGCTCTCGCCATAACCAATAACATCAATGTGAACATGCCTCAGAACGCCACCCGCGAACAGGGAGAGCAATTCGGGGACGCCATCGCACGGCAAGTTGAGGACGCGATGAACGCTAACCTGATGAAGCAACAGAGGCCGGGAGGGCTTCTTGATCCCTATGGCTATGGAGTTGGCTGATGCCACGCCCAACATTCCCAAACATCCCGCCCAAGTTCTCTCCCGAGAATGAGGAGGTTGTGAGAAACACGACGGTTCAATTCGGGGACGGGTATGATTTGGTTGTTGGTGACGGATTGAATCCGATCAGAGCAACCAAGTCTCTGGATTGGGAGCCCATCAGCTATCAGCAAATGGCCCAAATCATTTCATTCCTGAGGGGCAGAGTGAATGGGGAATGGTTCTATTACCATTTGGATGAGGACACAAACAGGCCACGGAAATTCATGTGCGAGCGTTGGCGATATGGACGGGTGCGGGACACCTTGGATTTGTGGTACGTTAAGGCCGAATTTAAAGAAGTCTTTAGGACAGAGACGTAACAATGGCAATTGAGTCCACGGTTCAGCGACTCTCCCCCGGTGCTCAAGTCATTCTGTTTGACCTAGATATGTCAGCCATTGGCGGGGGCGTGTTCAGGTTCATTCAGGGAACCATCAATGATAATCCCGTAAGGTGGAAGGGCAACGTTTACACAGCAGTCCCTATCGAAGCCAGCGGGTTTGAGTGGAACGGGCAAGGCTCCCTCCCAACACCGAGGCTTTCCCTTGGCGTTATCACCATAGCCTTGGCCGCTATCCAGTCCTTTGATGATCTTCGCGGGTGTCGGGTTGTCAGGTGGCGGACATTCGCCCAATACCTTGACGGAATGCCAGAAGCGGACTCGTCGTATCACTTTAGGCCGGAAGTATATTACATTGAGCGCAAAACTTCGCTAAATACGAGAAAAAGAACGGTGGAATGGGAGCTTGCAGCGGCGAGCGATCTTCACGGAAGGTCAATCCCACGGCGCGTTGCACTTCGCAACGTCTGCCCTTTCACCTATCGGCAATGGCAAGGAACAACCTTCTCGTACTTCAATGCCACGTGTCCTTACAACGGTTCTCGGATGTTCACGAGAACCGGAAACCCAACGGGCGATCCTGCCCAAGATGATTGCGGAAAGGCATTTTCAGATTGCCAGAAGAGATTCGGAGTCGGGAATCCTCTACCCTATGGGGGCTATCCGGGCGTGGGGAGAGTCCGCTAGGAGTCTTCCTCGATCCATTCCCGCAAGCGGTTGAGGCTATCAGGGCTCACGCTATGGCGTGTGCGCCTAATGAGTCCTGTGGTTTCGTCATGAAGGACGGGACTTATCAGCTTTGCCGGAATGTCTCACAGGACCCGCAAAACAGCTTTGCCATGCATCATGACGATGTAATGGCTTATCTGGACGATGCGGCGGCATACGTCCATAGCGAGTGCTACACATCCGAAGACATAGATAAATCAGATGGGGTAGACTCGGGCGGGATATCCGCAGCGGACATGGAACACCAATGGGCCATGGGAATCCCGCTTGGGGTTTGCAAAGTCCTGGATGGATGGGCAAGCCAACCGTACTTCTACGGCGATGATTTGCCCCCGGTCCCTCTGATCGGGAGGCCCTTTATCAACGGCATTTGGGATTGCTATTCGGCTATCCGGGACGTTTACCGTCAGGACGGCTTTGGGCTCATCTCTCCGCATTACGGGACGGAGCCAATCATTCTCCCCGACTATCCCAGAGACTATGAGTGGTGGGGTGGTATCGGCAAGGATGGAAAAGAGTTTGGGCCAACCGCAGACCTCTACCGGGACAATTTCGAAGCGGCGGGTTTCCGTCCTATCGACATTTCCGAATTGAGGGGAGGCGATGTGTTTTTAGCTCAAATTGGCAGTACCGTTACGAATCATGGTGGGGTATACCTAGGGGACGGGCAAATCTTCCATCATTTGCGGCGGAGGGTTTCCCGGAGAGAGCCCGCCCCTCAGTGGATTCGGTACGTAACTGAATATTTGAGGTATGAGCCTTGAAGTCGGTCCATCTTCACGGAAAATTACGGCAGAAGTTCGGAAGCAATTTCAAGCTTCAGGTCAATTCTGTTCTTGAGGCTATGCGGTGCCTTGCCGCAAACTTTCCTAACTTCGACTCCGAAGTGGTCAAGGGTAGCTATTTCGTTTTCATTGGACCCGGCAAGAAGGGAGCCGCATGGGACGAGGAAAGACTTTCTCTCTATCTCCCTCCCCGAAGCACCATTCACATTTATCCAGCCCCCAAGGGCGGGAAGCGTGGCGGCTTGGGAAAGATCATTGCGGGAGTCGCTCTTATCGGTCTCTCCGTTTTGAGCGGTGGCGCAGCAACCCCGTTGTTTGGTGGGGCTCTCGGTGCGGGCTTCACGGGCGGCACCGTCGCCCTAGTGGGTGCCTCTTTGGCCCTCTCTGGCGTGGCAACGATGCTAACGAAGCCCCCGAAGACCCCGAACACAAGCACATTTGAGCGTCCCGAGGAACGCCCATCCTTCCTTCTTGGGGCTCCTACAAATATTGCCTCTGAGGGTTCCGTTATCCCCATCGTCGGGGGAAGAATGCGGGTTGGCTCTCTGATTCTCTCCTCTGGCGTCACTAACGAACAGATTCCGGTATAAATAATGGGCTTTCTCTCTGGACTCTTTGGTGGCGGCTCAAAGGCCCCTCCCACGCCCCGCACTCCGGTTGAGGCTCCCAACACCCTTCGGTCAAAGACCACAGCAAGGATTCTGGACGGGATAGCCTGTGGGCCTTGTGTCGGGCTCGCTGATGGGGCTAGGTCCATCTTTTACGATGGCGTTCCCCTCCAATCGGCAGACGGCACCCTTAACGTTGTCGGGGTGAAGTGGGAGCAAAGGACAGGGCTTCCCGACCAAACGTTTATTGACGGCTTTCCCATGGTCGAAACGGAATTGGCTGATGGCCTTCCGTCGAAGATCAAGGCAGGCCCCCTTAACGCTGTCACCCGCTCCATTCTTGACGGGGCTTGCAATGCGGTTCGGGTAACGGTGGGCCTTGAGTCCGCATTCGAACAGGATGTGAACACGGGGGACACCAACGGCTCCCACGTTGATTTCATGATACGGGTTCGCACCCGTGGTCAAGCTTGGGTCAACTATCCTCAGACGTTCCATGGAAAAACCATGGGGCCTTTCCAAATCGGCTTTCGGCTCCCTTTGCCGGGGCCGGGACCATGGGATATTCAGGTTGAACGCGGGACTCCCGATTCCACAAGTTCAGCGGTTCAGAACACACTCATTTGGAGTTCTTACACCTCCATCATTGATGCAAAGCTAACATATCCCAATACTGGCTTGATTGGCAATGTATTCGACGCCGAGCTTACAGGGAATAGCATACCATCCAGAGAATACGACTGGATAGGATGGATTGTCCGCGTCCCCATTAATTATGATCCCGTCAACCGAACCTATGCGGGAATTTGGGATGGGCGCATGAAGCTTGCTTGGAGTGACAATCCAGCATGGCTTTTCTACCAGTTACTTACAAGCCCCGATGCGGCGGGCTTGGATGATAGCTATATCGATAAATTTGCGCTTTATCCAATCGCTCAATATTGCGATCAATATGTGCCAAATGGTTATACAAATCCCGGAAGCGGGACTCCGATCTATGAACCACGATTTACAGCTAATTTTCTCATAAACACAAAAACAGAGGCATATGCCGTTATCAATGCATTAGCCTCAACGTTTAGGGGCATGACCTATTGGGGATCGGGAGCGGTTCAGGTTGTTGCCGACATGCCGAGAGACCCGGATGTTATCGTTTCGGGAGCCAATACGATTGACGGATTCACCTACTCGGGTTCGGGGCAGAAGGCCCGACACTCGGTAGCGTTGGTTAGCTATATCGATAAGAACGATAATTATTCTCGTAAAATTGAGCCCGTCGAAAATCGGGAGCTTATCCAGAAAATTGGATGGGAACCGACAGACGTTGTTGCGTTCGCATGTTCGACAAGGGGACAGGCGCACAGGCTTGGTAAATGGATTCTGTTCACGGAGGCAAACGAGGGAGAGACAATCACATACAGGTGCTCTCTCGATCATATGAACGTTGCCCCCGGCTCTATCATCATGGTTCAAGACGCGGACTATGCCGGGGAAGCCTTGGGTGGTCGCGTCGTGTCTGCGGCGGGAACGGCTGTCACGCTGGATAGGCCCGTTCGGATAGAAGCGGGGAAGGTCTATAACCTGAACGTCACGCTTCCCGATGGCACGCTTCAGAAGAGGCGAGTCACCAATCAGCCGGGAATGCATACATGGATCACATACACGGTTGCTCTTCCTGCCTTGCCTCAGGTGGAA